GCAGATAAAAACAAAATATGGATTGCCATATGAAAGAGATGATATAAAAGGTAAGAACCTTATTGATTTTGTTGAAAGTCTACATCTGCCATTTAAGATTAGAGAATATCAATTTATTGGTATTATGGAGGCCTTAAAACGTAAAAGAGGTATTTTAATTTCACCAACTGGTTCGGGTAAATCATTAATCATTTATGTGTTGGTTAAATATTGGTTACAAATGTTAACAACAGGTACTAAGTATCCACATGCCGGCCGAGTATTGGTTATTGTACCTACCACTGGTTTAGTAGAACAAATGCACGGTGATTTTAAATCATATGGGCAAAGTGAACTTGGCATGCACAGAATTTATTCTGGTAAGGATAAGGACTTTGATGCTGCTATTTGTATTTCAACATGGCAGTCAATTTATAAAATGCCAAAGGTTTGGTATGACCAATTTGGTATGATTATTGGTGATGAGTGTCACGGATTTAAATCTAAATCATTAATGAATATTATGAATAAAGCAACGGAAGCAGCATATAGATATGGAACAACAGGAACACTTGACGGAACACAAACTCATGAACTCGTACTTCAAGGTTTATTCGGTAAAATATATCGCGTTACCACAACAAAAACCTTACAGGATAAAGACGTATTGGCACAATTACATATCAAGCGACTTATTTTGGATTATGGCGAAAAGGAACGACTGGACTTTGGAAAACCGGATTACATGGAGGAAATCGACTTTATTGTCGGATACCAAAAACGAAATAACTTTATCGCAAACCTAGCAGTTGATTTAAAAGGAAATTCACTGGTCCTATTTAATTATGTAGAAAAGCATGGTAAACCACTTTTTGAATTAATAAATAATAAGGTGGATGAAAAGAGAAAAGTATTCTTTGTGTCTGGTGAGGTTGCCACTTCCGATAGGGAGGCAATTCGTAAAATAGTGGAGAAACAGAAAAATGCTATTATCGTGGCTAGTTTAGGCACTTTCAGCACTGGGATTAATATTAGGAATTTACACAATATTATCTTTGCGTCACCAAGTAAAAGTCAAATCAGAGTCCTACAATCAATTGGACGGGGATTGAGAAAATCAGATAATAACGAGCCAACGACGCTTTATGACATTATAGATAATTTGTATGTCAATAAAAGAAAAAATTTCGCACTAATTCATTCCGAAGAAAGATTAAAAATATATGAAAAAGAACAATTTGTCAACGAGAGTCATAGGATAAAAATATGAGTACCTTACCAAAAATTAAGCAATTTAAATTAACAAATAATGATGAAATTGTATGTGAGGTTTTGGAATATGATACTCCAGAAAATGCTGCTATTCTAGTGCGCGGCGCGTTACGTGTTATTGAATCCATGGATTGGGATAGAGGTATACGTTTTTTTGGATTTAAACCATGGTTATCATTTGGTGATGATCCGGCAATTTTATATACTTTAAATGCAGCACATATTATTGGTGAGGTCACACCTAATGAAAAGTTATTAGGTTTATATGCCGAAACTGTAAAGGACATAAAAAAGCAAATTGTAAAAAGAAAAAATGTTGACATAAATGTGAGGGATTTAGAAGATGCCATTGATACCATGTCAGATGAAGAACTTGAAGATTACCTTGATTCTAGAATGATTAAAGACGATGATGTTTTTGATCCAAATGTTACTAAAGATTCCGGTGGTGGAAAAATTTTAAAATTTCCTGGAAATAATACCAAACATTAAATGGTATTCCCTCCATCCTCACCGGTACTCTATTATTATATCACATATCTCGGTTTTGTAAACAACTAATTTTTAGTTTTATTGCAAAATATAAAAGTGTACATTACCATAAAAGTTTGATATAATATAACTATATTAAAAGGAGGCTTTTGTGAAAAAAAGATCTATACATTATGTAAATAATGCCGATTTTTCTCAAGCTGTAGTTGATTATGTAATAAAAGCAAATACTGCCAAAAAAGGCAATAAGGATATACCCAAAGTACCAGACTATGTAGCTCAGTGTTTCTTAAAAATCGCTGAAGGTTTGTCACACAAATCAAATTTTATACGATATACTTATCGAGAAGAAATGGTAATGGACGGTGTTGAAAATTGTTTAAAGGCAATAAGTAATTATAATATAGAGGCAGCAACAAGGACCGGTAAACCTAATGCCTTTGCATATTTTACTCAAATTATTTGGTTTGCATTTTTACGAAGAATTGCCAAAGAGAAAAAACAACAGGACATTAAACTAAAATATTTAACCAACTCAGGTATTGAAGAATTTTTAACAAATGAGTTAGGTGAGGAAAATTCACAAGCAGTTATATCATCCTTTGTTGATACTCTTAAGGAGAGAATTGACAAGGTTAAAATGGTTGATACTGAAATTAAAGAATTTAAAAAAACGGAAAAACAAAAAGCAAAAAGGGTTAAAACAGTTGATTCTGATTTAAGTGATTTTTTATGAAAATAGCAATATTAAATGATACCCATTGTGGCATTCGAAATTCGTCACAAATATTTTTGGACCATGCAGAAAATTTTTATTCAAAGGTATTTTTTCCAGAATGTGAAAAACAAGGTGTAACTCAAATTTTACATTTGGGTGATTATTACGATCATCGTAAATATGTAAATTTTAAAGCCTTAAATCACAACCGTAAAATATTTTTAGAAGAAATTAGAACTCGTGGTATGTCGATGGATATTATTCCTGGTAACCATGATACGTTTTATAAAAATACCAACGATTTAAATAGTTTAAAAGAGTTACTTGGTCATTATATGAACGAGGTTAATATTGTTATGGAACCTACCGTAATGCAATATGACTCTTTAAAAATTGGCTTATTACCATGGATATGTCCAGACAATTATGATAAATCAATGGCGTGGTTGGAAAGTTGTAAATGTGATTGGTTAGCAGCACATTTGGAATTGGCAGGGTTTGAATTAATGCCAGGTATTGCTTGTACTCACGGCATGAGTAAGGATTTATTTAAAAGATTCGAACTGGTTCTTACAGGGCATTTTCATATGAGTTCCAGACAGGATAATATTTGGTATCTTGGTAGTCAAATGGAATTTTTCTGGTCAGATGCTGGCGATAAAAAATATTTTCATATTATTGATACCGAGACAAGAGAAATCCAGGCAATTCAAAATCCATATACTTTATTTAAAAAAATTGTTTACAATGACACAGAAATGGATTATAATAACTATAATACAAGTGAATTAGAAGGAAAATTTGTCAAGGTCATTGTGGTAAATAAAACCGATTCATTTTCATTTGACCGATTTATTGATCGAATTCAAAATGAAAAAATTCATGAATTAAAGATAGCAGAAAACTTTAATGAGTTTGTTGGCACTAAAATTGATGACGAGGCTTTACAGGAAGTAAACGATACACCAAAACTTGTGGACTCTTACATTGATGCAGTCGATACAGATTTAGATAAAGATGTTATTAAACTTAAAATGCGTGAATTAATGACACAGGCCCAGGCACTAGAAATTGCATGATTATATTTAAAACTATCCGGTATAAAAACTTTTTATCCACCGGCAATACATTTACGGAAATTGATTTAACCAGAAATAAATCCACTTTGGTTATAGGTCAAAATGGCGCAGGCAAATCTACCATGTTGGATGCTCTTGCCTTTGCCTTATTTGGTAAACCACATAGGAATATAAGTAAATCACAATTGGTTAATTCCATAAACCAGAAAAATTGTTTGGTTGAGGTTGAGTTTACCATAGGTTCATCTAAATTTAAAATTTGCCGAGGTATAAAACCAGGCATTTTTGAAATTTGGAAAAATGGCGCAATGATGAATCAATCATCACACGTAAAAGAATATCAAAAAATATTAGAAACCAATATTTTAAAAATTAACCATAAATCATTTCATCAGGTTGTGGTACTTGGTTCTTCATCATTTATACCTTTTATGCAATTACAGCAAGGTAATAGAAGGGATGTTATTGAGGAATTATTGGATATTGGTGTGTTCTCAAAAATGAATCAAATACTTCGTGAACAGATTAATAGTATTAAGGATAATTTAAAGGAATATCAATATCAGATTGACCTTACTAAAAATAAAATAGATACTCAGCAGAAATATATACAAGATGTCAAAACACTCACTGATCAAAATGTGTCTGCAAAGGAGACAAGTATTAAGGAATCCGAAAAGGAAATTGGTACCCTCCTTGAGGAGAACACGGAACTTAGTGCAAAGGTTGAAAACCAACAAGGACCAATAGAGGAAAAAATTAGTGGCCTTCACGACAAAAAGCAAAGTCTCTTATCGTACAATGCTACCTTCAAACAACAGATGGGGCAAATCACGAAAGATGCAAAATTTTATGAGGACAATGAATCTTGCCCCACGTGTTCCCAAGATATTAGTTCGGACCTTAGGGAAGAAAAACTTAACGAATCGAGGGATAAGGCGAAGGAACTCAAATCGGCTATGGACAAGCTCGCTACAGAATCAAATGCTCTTGAACAGGCTCTTTCAAGCGCAAATGATACACTTTCCGAAATCCGAGAATGGCAATCAACTATACACACTAACAATAAGGAAATCGGTAGGTTGCAAGGACAGATACGAGATCTCAAAACAGACCTAGAAAATAATGTAACTGCCGACTTAAATCAGGCAAACGCAGAGTTGATAGAAATAAAAGATAAATTAAGTACCTTACAGAATGACAAATTAAAAACAAACGAGGAATATCAATATAATCTTGCAATATCTGAAATGTTAAAAGATACTGGTATTAAAACAAAAATCATTAAACAATATATACCGGTGATAAATACCTTGGTCAATCAATATTTGCAAGTGTTGGATTTCTTTGTACATTTTGATTTAAATGAAGAATTTAAAGAGACCATAAGATCACGTCATAGGGACGAATTTACATACGCATCATTTTCTGAGGGTGAAAAACAAAGGATTGATTTGGCATTACTATTTACTTGGAGACATGTAGCAAAAATGAAAAATTCTGTTGCTACCAATCTCTTAATTTTGGACGAAACATTCGACTCTTCCTTGGATCATGATGGTGTTGAAAATCTTTTAAAAATTTTGGAATCGCTTGAGGATGATACAAATGTATTTGTTATATCCCATAAGGGTGATATTCTTGATGGTAAGTTTGATGCTAAAATTGAATTTGCCAAAGAGAGAAACTTTAGTAAAATGGCAGCATAAAATGGTTTACATTACTAAAACAATGTGTTATAATATACATATTAATTGCGGAGAATATAATGGAACTTTCTGAAAATACACTAGGTGTGTTAAAAAACTTTGCCAGTATCAATTCAAATATTTTGGTTGAAAATGGCAATACGCTAAGAA